CTTCTCACCCGCCGACTGTACGCCGTCAGAATAAGCTTTCAAGACGGTCGCGATTGCGTCGCCTCCGATAAACTCAACATTCAGCATTTCAGACGGCCTTTCGCTTGTATTCCGTCAAGATGGCGTAAGCAGACGGCGGAATACCGCCCGACTGGCTAAAGCTCGAAAAGGATATTGTTTCCCCTGCAAGGCTTTTACTCTGCACGCCCTTATTCTCGATTTCGTTCAAGCGTTGCGTTGCGATAATCAAAACAGCCTCCTGAATATCGACAGGCATGGTCTCGTAGCCAGCACGGTACGACACTTCAACGTTTCGGATTCCCTGCGCAAAACAGGCATAACGAATCAACAGCCAGTTATCAAAGTCCCAGTCATCTACCGCGCGTCCGTTGATTTTTACGGACGACACGGAAATGACAGGCCATTGCTCCAGCACAAGGCGATTCTTGCCGTTGCCGTTGTATCGCTCGACATAATCCGCCGCTTCAAGTTTTCGACCGATAAAAGCCTCAACCGCCGCCGACACGCCATCAAGCAAGGTTTTGAAATACGCGTCCTGCTTGTCATGGGTAACCCCCAGCCGTTGCTTAAGCAAATCAAGTGAGACAAGGGCGGTCATCGTTATTCAGCCTTTTCAGCTTCGGCAGGCTGTTCAGCCACATTGCCAAAGCCGAACTGATACAAGAATTGCGCCGATTCAACAGGCACTTCGACAATGCCGTTTTCATCCACTTCGTAGCTTTGGCCACCAAAGGAAACATCGGTAAAGCCTTCAGGGGCTTTTAATTTAATCATTTCAGTCATTTCAAAATCTCCAAAAGAAAGAGGCCGTCCGAGATTCAGACGGCCTGATTAGGCTTAACCCACGTTGGTAATCATACCAAAAGCAGGCATGAACATACCTTGCAGCACTTCGTCCGCATAGACACCGTATTCATACATACGGGTGCGCAAAGGCCATTCGATTTGATAATACTCTTGGCGCGTACGCACTTGCAGCAGGTTGCCAACGCCTTGAACGTAAGCAGGCAAACGGCTTGAATAGAACAGGTAAGTACCGGCAGGCAGGTTTGGGTGTACTACGATGTTCAATTCGTCGCCTGTGATTTTGTTCAGGTACGAACCGACAACGACACCAGCTTTAATGTTTGCGGTGTTGTTCACGTCCACATTCAGCTTAATCAGCGGCGCGCCACCGTTGCCGATAATCAGCTTAGTCAAAGAGGCTAAATCGCGCGCGTTGACGTAGATGGTGTCAGGGGACAAGCGATATTTAGAGTAGAAGTTCGCAAAGGCTTCTTCAAACTCATACACGCCGCCTGCACCGTCTGAGGTCAGGCCGCTGCCTTTGTTATCCGCCCAATACGCGCCGTAATCAGGCAGGGCGATTTGGGTCAACAGGCCGTCAAATTCCAAAATAGAAGTGGAATTGTCTTCAGCCGGCAAAGAAGCGGCGGTTTGAGTGCCTTCAGCGTCTGCCAAAATTTCCACTTTAGCGGAAGTAGTGACTGCCCCCAGTTTTTCATAACCGGCAGAGCCCCAGAACCACGCATAGGCAACCGCGCCGCGAACGGCGGGAACCATGGCAGTTACTTTCTTGCCGATCGCAATACCGGAAACAGAAGCGGCAGCAGATTTTTGAGCAGAACCGCCGCCGAATGTATCGGTAGAACCGTCAGCGTTTTGGCGTGTGATTTTGGTCGGCACTTGAGCAGTATTGATATTCAAGCTTTGGCCGATTGCGCCGTTGTTTGCGCCTGCCACGTCCCAATATGCCTGCAAGCCCAAAGCCACGCAGATTACAGACAAGGTGCCGCTGCTGATTTTACCCGCGCCAGCTGAAACAACAGCGGTCGGGGTAGGTGTAACGCCTGATTTCAGGCTGGTGTTACCGCCCAGCAAAATCATTTCTTCGGCAATCATAGTGGCTTGCAAGGTTTGGGCAACCGCCAACGCTTTTACGTCCTCGAAGCCACGCGCAGCGTAGTCAGCTTCAAAAGTTACTTGGTTTTCCAAGCCGATAGCGCGGAATTGAGCGTTACGTTCAACCATTTCGTGATTGATAACACCACCGCGTTTGCCTTCGCTGATACCGGCGCGTTGATTGCCTACGTTGATATTGGTAATAGCCTTCCAGTTTGAACCGATGGTACGACCGCCGCCCACGCGTGGGATACGGTTACGCAACGGTGTCAATACCGGATAAAGTTTTTGAGACGGCGCGGACAGGTCGTAGGTTTGCAAACCAGTGGTAAAACTAGTCGGCTGAGTAAAACCTTTGTTCACCGGCTCGCCGTTTGCTTGTGCTGACTTCATCAGCTCAATTGTTTCTTGTGTGAGTTGATTCACGTTCATTTATCGCTCCTGATAATAAAAAAACCGCCTGTAAGCGGTGTTACAGACGGCCTGTTTGTTTTGCTTTAATGAGTGTCGCCACGTCATCAAGCGAACCGTCATTCTTTACAATCGGCTCAAAACCGTTCAGCGGGTCTTCGCCGTTGTCTTCTGCTTTGCTGATAGCTTTAGTGCTACCTTTCGGCGGCGCTGCCTGTTTCTTCAGGCTTTCGATTTCCGCCTGTGCTTTGGCAAGGGCTTCATTCGATTTCTTCAGCGCATCTTGCGCTTTTGCCAGTTCGTCCACTGATTCGGCTTTAGCAAGGTCGTCTGACTTATCGGCTT